CGCCTCGGCGAAGAACATGACCCGCGAGGTCGGTCAGGCATCGTCCGGGTTCGACCGGGCCAACGACGTAGCCGACTCCGCCGAGAACAAGTTCCAGGGCGTCGCGAGCAGCATCAGCGGCACGAAGGACAGCCTCGCCGGTTTCTCCATGATGGCCAAGGGCGACTTTGTGGGCGGCCTCGCCGTCGCCGGTGGCGGGCTCGCGGATCTGGCCGAGGGCTTCGCGTACACGCTGATCCCGATGGCCAGAACGGTCGCCTCGTTCGCGGCGAACAAGGTCGCGATGGTAGCGCACGCCACCTGGTCCGGCATCGTCAAGGCGGCGACGCTGGCGTGGACGGGCGTGCAGTGGCTGTTGAACGCGGCGCTGCTGGCCAACCCGATCGTGCTGATCATTGTGGCGATCGTCGCCCTGGTCGCCGTCGTCGTGCTCATCGCCACAAAAACTACGTGGTTCCAAAGCATCTGGAAGGTCGTGTGGACCAACGTCAAGAAGTGGGCGCTGGCCGTCTGGGACTGGCTCAAGGGTCTGCCCTCGATGCTCGGCAAGGCGTTCGGCAGCCTGGCGGACATCATCACCGCGCCGTTCCGCGCCGGGTTCAACGCGATCGCCCGACTGTGGAACAACACCGTCGGCAAGCTGTCGTTCACCGTTCCGTCGTGGGTTCCCGGCATCGGCGGCTCCGGCTTCTCGATGCCGAACCTGCCGACGCTCCACAGTGGAGGCGTGGTGCCCGGTGTGCCCGGCACCGAGGTCCTGGCGCTGCTGCAGGCCGGTGAGCGGGTCACCCCCGCCGGCCAGTCCGGCGCCGCGACCGTGCACCTGGTGATCGAGGGAACGGGAATCCTCAAAGGACTCCGCAAGGAGATCCGGGTTCAGGGCGGCAACGTACAGCTAGTGCTGGGGAGTTAGAGATGCACCGATACAAGACGTGGAACGGCCCGATGCCGACCACCGCCGCGCAGGCGTCGGTGAACACCGGCACCACCATCAAGACCATGTTGCAGCTGGCCACACCGTCCACTCGGCAGATCCAGCTCATCTCATGGGGCTACAGCATGGATGACGTGCCCGGCGCCGACGGCGTCATCGAGCTGCTGCAGACCGACGTGGCCGCGACCGTGACCGCGCACGTGGCCGCCGGCGTGCAACCCCTGGACCCGAACGCCCCGCCGTCGCTGCTGACCCTCGGCACGTCGGCGACCGGCTACACCGCCTCGGCCGAGGGCTCCATCACTGCCACGCGGGTCTTCGACGCGCTCTCACTGAGCGCGTTCACCGGCGAGACGCCGCTTGCGTACTCGTGCCAGTGGATGCCCGACGAGCGGCCGATCGTCGCCATCTCCAAGTTCCTGCGGGTGCGCATCACCACCCCGACGTCCGCGGTGGACCTGCGCACATGGGTGTGTTGGGACGAGTGACCGTGCGCCGGCTGGTCGCGCTGCTGCTGCTGGGAGGGTTGATGGCTACGAGCGTCGCGCCGCTGATCACCGCGTGGCAGCGCACGCACGCCAACACGCCCGGCCCGCTGTCGGCGACCACGACCCCGTTCGTGTTCCCCTCGGTGCCGCAGGAGTTCCACTTCGAAATCTTCGTCGGTGGGTCGTGGCTGGACATCACCGCCGACGTCCGGTACAGCCCGCGGGCGGACCTCGAGCGGGGACGCGCCGACGAAAGCCAGCGCACCCGTTCCCGGATCGGGTTCGCCATCAACAACTCCGCCGGCACCTACAGCCCGCGGAACCCGACCGGCCCGTACTACGGCCTGATCGGCCGGAACACCCCGGTCCGGATCTCGGCCCGCTCGTACTTCCGGTTCCACGGCGAGGTCGTGGCGTGGCCGACCCAGTGGGACAAGTCCGAATCCGACGTGTGGGTGGACATCGAGGCGGCCGGCGTCATGCGTCGGCTGGGGCAGGGCGCCAAGCCGCTGAAGTCTCCTCTGTATCGAGCTATCTCCCGGTCGGACGCCGTTGCGTACTGGCCGCTGGAGGATGGCGTCAACGCGACCCAGGCAGCCGCCGCGCTGGGCGGTCCCGCCATGAGCGTGACTTTCGCGTCGGGACCGGGGGAGTTCCCGTTCGGCGCGTCCGGGCCACCGGGTGGCGGTACCACAGTGGACACGACCGGGGACGGCGACACGATCATGGGCCTGACCGCGCCGGTGACGAGCCCGCTCGGCGCCGGACACAACCAGTGGATGATCCAGTCCGTGTGGCGCGCGGAGCTTACGTTCACGCCGGGACAGTCCACGCCCATTCGGCTCGACACGTACGACGCCATCGCGTGGTTCCCGCAGCTGTCGGCGACCGGCACGTTCAGCGTCAGAATCTTCGACCTGGCCGCCTCCGCTCTGATCACCGAACTGGACAGCGGTGTCAACGTGCTCGACTCCGTCTGGCACCACACTGCGGCGTACGTCAGGCAGGCCGGGGCGGACCTGGCCGTGAAGCTCTACCTCGACGGTGTACAGGTGGCGAGCACCACGCTCGCGGGCCGCACGATCGGGGCGTTCAAGAAGGTGGCGCTCAGCGTAGGCAACCCAAGCTATCCGCGGGTGGGTCACCTGTACCTGACCGAGTCCGCGTCGACTGCCGACGGCGCGCTGACCGTCGACCCGAACCACGTGGACGCGATCTACGGACACGCTGGAGAGACCGCCGCCGATCGCATGGCCCGCCTGTGCTCGGAGACCGGTATCCCCTTCGTCGTGATCGGCGACCCGGCCAGGACGGCGCCGCTCGGGCCGCAGCAAATCGACACCCTGCTGAACCTGCTGCACCACGCGGCGGAGGCCGACCAGGGCATCCTGTACGAGCCGCGGGAGTTCCTGGGGCTGGCGTACCGGACCCGGACCAGCTTGTACAACCAGGCCGGCGGGGTGGAGCTGGACTACGCGGCGGCGCACCTGTTCGGCGGGGTGGCCCCGGTCGACGACGACCAGCAGGTGGTCAACGACGTCGAGGCGAAACGGATCGGCGGCTCGTCCGCGCAGTACACGGTCGACACCGGGCCGCTGTCCACACAGGACCCGCCGGCCGGCGTCGGCGTCTACGACGAGTCGCAAAGCTACAACGTCTACGCCGACGACCAGCTGCTCGACATCGCCAGCGCGCGGGCCCACATAGGCACTTGGGATGAGGCGCGGTACCCGCAGATCACGGTTGCCCTGCACAGCCCGGAGCTCGCCGACCCGGACCTGCTGGCCGCCCTGCTCACCGTTGAGGTGGGCGACCGGATCGTCGTGGTCAACCCGCCGGCGTGGCTGCCGCCCGACGACATCGAACTGCTCGTGCAGGGCGTGGTCGAGCGGTTCGACCCGCACACGTGGACCATCACGTGGAACTGTGTGCCGTACGGCCCGTACCAGGTGTTCCGCATCCGGGAGGGTGAAGCAGGTTCCGGGCTCACCTTCCTGGGACACCTGGCCCCGGCCGGGCAGACCCTCAACGGCCAGCATGCGGCCGACGCCGTGGACCTGTCGGTCACCACCGCGTCCGGGTACCCGCTGTTCAGCACGGACACCAACGACTACCCGGTGGACATCATGGTGGCCGGTGAACGGATCACGGTTGGCCTTGTCACCGGGTTCAGTTCCCCGCAGACGCTGTCCGTGAACCGGGCTGTCAACGGGGTCAGCAAGGTGCTGCCGGCAGGGTCGCCGATCGTGCTCGCGCCCGACTACCGCACAGGGATAGCCCGATGACGTCACCGTTCGCCGCGCTGGAGGAGCCGACCGCCGCCGAGCTGAACCGGGCCGTACAGAAGATCGTCGCCCGGGGCAAGCGGGTCACGAACTCCGCCACGACCACCACCGAGATCGGCGTCCTCCGGCTCGACAACGTGTCGCTCAAGCAGGGGTACCTGTACCTGATCTTCTCGGGCACGCTGCTGGTCGACGGCAGCACGAACGACAACAACGTGGGTGCCCGGCTGCGGATGTCGACCTCCGGCGCCGCGGGCACGGGCTCGACCCAGATTGCCCAGAGCAACTACGACCAGGACGTGCAGACCGCCAGCGAGGCCATCTCGCCGCTCATGGCCTCCTACACTCCGGCCGCCGACGAGACGGGTTCCTTCCTCATCAGCGCAGCCGCGTTCATCGGCGCACCCACGGTGCAGATGCTCGGTTCGGCCACCGCACCCATCGAGCTGTTCGTGATGAACATGGGCATCGACCCCGGCGACACCGGCGTGGACATCTGATCATGGCTGACTGGTATCTCAACCGGGCGCTCACGAACTTCCGCAGCGCGGTAAACGCCCGCTACCCGAACCGGGACAAGACGTCGGACGGCACGATCGGCGACGAAGCCCACCAGGCCACCAGCTCCGACCACAACCCGGACCCGGCCGGCGAGCCCGACGCCGGCAGCGTCGACGCCTGGGACATGGACGTCGACCTGCGCTCCGGCGACGACCCGGCCGCCATCGAGACCTTGAAGCGGGTCTTCCAGGCGCACGAATCCTCGAGGTACTGGATCCACAACCGGCAGATCGCGTCCCGGTCCACCGGCTGGCGCCGCGACCCGTAC